TGACGTGCACGATTTTTTGAATATCCCGCTTTCCGTGCTGCTTCGGCCGCGGAACACTCTCCGAGTAAAACTTTATGAACATACTCATAAACGAATATCATTTGCTTAGGCGTTAGCTTTTGTTTCAGTCTCCTATCCTCAGGATTAATTTTTTTAATAGTATTCATAGCTTTGATGTTCTCTTGGGTCCATGTCGTCTTCATCGTCAAACAAAGAAACCAAATTACCTTGTCGATATCTTAACAGTGCTAGGGTGGTTGCGTCAACAAGATCATCATGCTCTCCATAAGGGAATGAGGCACACTCTTCTTGGACATCAAGGGCCCAATCATCCTCGGTTCGCCAGACGTGGCCCGCTTCAAATATGGGAGCAACAGAGTTTAATCTTACATGTTTGTCCTGACCACGGTTAGGTGAGTATGCTGTGGCGTACACTCCAAAACGCCTAAGCTCCTGTATCAAGGGTGTCCCTGATGCTTTTGCTTCTATAATAACACTGTCAGGGTCGTACATCTTTAACTCTTCTTTTGCAACTTGTTTAAGCTCAGGAAAGTCCCACCTTCCTTTTCTACAGTTTAACAAGATCAAATGTGTCTCTCTTCCTTCATCAGGATTAAAGACTCCCCAAGTTGTAATTGCTGAGTAGTCAGCAGACTCTTTTTTTGAAAATGCAGTGTCATAACTTTGAATTACAAACTTACAGTTTGGTGGTTCTTTCTTTTCCCACACTCTCCACCACTCACGTTTAATGATACTAGATCCATCATAGGTAGGATTTTGTTGCCACTGTGCATTCCACTTACTTGGAACCAAAGAAGCTTTAACTTTATCAAGCTCCTCCAACTTCCAATACTGTGGCCATATTGGTTTTCTAGTTTCATCGTCATCATCCTCTAAAATTGCCGGGAATTCTATGATGTCCCACTTATCTGCTTTGAGATCTCCCATCTTTTTTACAAGATTACCTGTAAGATCCTTGTCAGACCATCGAGTCATAACAATAACTATGCTTCCACCAGGTTGCATACGCTGTCTAGGTCCTGAAGTGTACCACTCGTAAGCGTTATCCATGGCTGTTTCAGACAAAGCATCTTGTTCTGAGTGAGGATCATCAATAATTAACAGATCAGCACCTCTTCCTGTTATTGCACCACCAACACCTGCGGCATAATACTCTCCACCAAGGTTAGTTTCCCACCTTCCTGCCGCCTGATTGTCAGTTCTTAACGTTACATCAGGAAAAACTCCCTTATATTCCTTTGTGTTCATTAAATTTCTAATTTTTCTACCAAATCTTATGGCCAACTCACCTGTGTGAGTCGCTTGAATGATTTTTAGTCTAGGATTTTGCCCTATCATCCATGCCGGGAATAAAAATGAGGCAAACTCACTTTTTGTGTGACGTGGGGGCATGTTAACTATCAGTCTTTGGTTCTTACCTGTCAAAAATTTTTGAAATTTTTCTGCAATCTTAACGTGATGTGGTCCCTCAACAAAATCAGGCCACATGGATTTTACAAATCTTAGAAAATTACCACGAGCTTGTTCTTGTTCTATCTTTTTTCGAAGCAATACCATCGCCTTTAATTGGTTCGAGTCTAACTTTGAGTAGTCTATACGCATATTTTACTCCCATAGTGTGTAAATGTTGCCAGGACAAGGCCAAGCGTGTGCGGAGCGGGGCCAAAAAATTGTGGTCCGATAATGCTTGATTTTATTGGGCTTTTCATTTGCTCTAAGTACCTAGGATATTTGTTGCATAATGTTTATTATCGGAACGCAAAACGCTATATTTTTCAACACTTCTAGCACTTTTTTTATTATACGATCTAGATCTAGTGGTCATGGTTCAAAATTTCGCTGATCGAGGACCATGGTTGGCCCACGTGGACCGTGCAAAGTGGTTCATTTTCAACATTTTCTTGCGTAAAGTTGATATTGGTAGATCTATACAGAAAAAACGCTCTCTCTTTAAGGGACCGTTGCAAGATAAATAATCCGTTCGTAATATGTTTGTATTTATGATGAAACGCTCTTTGATGTGGCCTAAGACTTTGTAACAATCTAGAACGATCACAGACCTTACACTCCATAAACAAAGCCTGTTTGTTTTTGTTAAATAAAATTAAATCAGGGAAGCCATTTATTGTAGTAGTTTCAATCCTTATTGGCTTAAACTCAAAAAGCTTTTCTTTTACTAATTTATATAAATTCTTTTCAGCACTCATAAAAAATATACCGTTACACCTTACAGATATTTTTACAATTTGGTACTAGAGATTTTTCCATAACTTCTTTTAAAATAATCAATTTGGAAAAAGGGTTCAATTACCTAGAGCATCACACTAGTCACACTACTCAAAACTAGAAGTGTGATGGGTAAAATGTTGATAACAAAAGATAGTAAGTCAATCATCACACTATCACACTTGTTTTAAAATTTTTTTTATTTTTATTTTTATTTTTTCAAAAAAACCTAAGTACTGTGTCAGGTGTGTTGGATCTGTTCGTATTTTGTTTGTTCGTACTTTGTTCACGATCCACGGTCCATGTCGCAATTTGCAATAAAATATCGTAAATATCAAAAATAAAAATACCCTTTAAATCCATTTTAAGAGCCATAGAGCATATAATAAATTATCATATAAAATCATACACGGACATCTCTAAAACGCTCTTAAAACGCAAAAAAAAGAGAAAAAGTTATCCACAGGTAATTTTAATTTTTTTAAAAAAAATGCATTTTTTTTTCATTATTTATTATTTTTTATTAGGTAATATCCGAATATATGATATAACTTTAGACAATGACAAACCATACTTTAGAAACCACACTAGAAGACAATAGGCCAGTTACCACTTTGGGGAATGCTTACGATATTTTAGTCATTGGGTCTAAGGTGCTAAAACTCCAAAACAGCAATAGCTAAAGTAGGGGGGTTGCTCGAAGAGGCATTACATATTAGCCCACGAGTGCGTTGATAACTCGAACCAATCAAGGTGGGGGTCCAAACTTCATCTTGAGACGCTTAGAGGTAGTCTTCAGGACACAGAGTCCAATCGGTTACACCGATAAGGAAACAGTACAGTAAATCAGAATTATGTATTTTTGATAGGGCTACTTGGTTAGCCTTATCATGAATGCATAAGCATTCAGTAAAGGAGCAAACAAATGAAAAAAGTAAAAAGCGAAATAAAAATAGTTGATGTATATCACGAGACAAACGGTGATGAGTCTATAGCAATAGAATACTACTACAGAGGTAAGACATACACTTTACTTCATGATGTAGAAGCAATCAAAAGAGGTTGCAAAGACTCATATGCTCAAAAATATGAGGGCAACAAATCTTGGTTATCAACCATAAGAAAATATATCTAATAAATACTTTTGATTACCTGATAATGGGTAATCATGAATATTTATTAATATTCAGAAAAGGAGCAAACTATGAAAACTAAAAAACAACATTACGGTTGTTATAGAATAACTCACAATAATCAGACTTTTGAAGCGAGAAACGTCAAAACTGATTTTGGTTGGGAATGGATTTTAGAATTGATTGAGCTTCATGATCCTCATCAATATTTAAAACCAGTAAATATTAAAGTAGAGCCATACGAAAGAGCAGAATGGATTACTACTGAACCAACCCTTAGAGATTGCAAACAAGTAATCTTAGAAAAATTTTAAAGGAGCAAACAATGAAAATCACATTTACAGAAAAAGAAGAGCTAGTCTTACAAGTATGTTTAGATCAGGCTTGGGAACCAAACATGATATGTTTTGGTGACATCGTTGACGATGAAAGACTAAAACACTTTCAAGTAGATACTTTAAAAGGTGTCTACGGATCTTTAGTAAATAAAAACATCATGGTACACGATCCAAATATAGACCATGACGATCTTTATTACTTTTTATTGCCTGTAAGAACTGATGACGAACCTGAGCAATGTTTTGATGGTTATGTAGATACCGTTGAAAAAGTAAAGCAATGGTTTGAAGAAGACAAACATAAGTTACTTAGTTGGTCATAAGTATTTTAGATAACTCGCTTTGAGTTATCTTGAATACTTACAGTATTCAGGGGCCTGACGGATTGATACGAATAGGAAACAAAGCGAAAAGGCCCAAACTAGAAAAGGAGCAAACAATGACTAAACAAACACACATACCTTTTAAGGATGGAGTAAAACTACCTAGACCAAAATTAGATGATTGCTTTTTACAAAGCATTGTTGACGGAGGACTCGCAATGGATTTTAGGTTCTTAAAATTTTTTACAAAAGAAACACAATCCATTCTTAAAAAACACATAACTAGTGTTGCAAAGTTTGAGTTAGAGTTAAGACACAGGGAAAGATTTTCTGACATAGTAAACAAGGAGACATCACAATGAGTAAACTATCTAGAAGAATAGTTAACCTTAAGTTAACTTACGCAGAACTATCTGACCTATACTCAGGTCTACTTTATTCTAAAAATTCTTTTGTATCTGATAGGAGAAGAAAAGAAAAAACTTTAGATAAAGTTGGAAAGATACTAAGCGAAAAACAAAGCGAATATTTCAAAGAGGAGGGAATATTATGAAAATAGGAACTAGAGTAAAAGTAAAGGACCAAGACATTTGGGGAACAGTAATAAGACACGATGTCGGTAATAAGTATGTAATACTAGACGATGACGACAGTTGGACTGATGGAGAGTCAGAACCTACACTTACTTTTCATAAAGATGACTTACAAATAATAAAGGAGATCAAACAATGAAAGAGTCAATTACTTTAAAAACACATCACGCTATAGGTGATGAGCCTATTTATCTATGCGATTGGAACGATGGTGAAATCGTTCAGATCCATAGTAAAGAAACTTTAGAAAAGGAATATGCAGAAACAAATCTATTTGATGATGATGGAAAATATTTTTCCTGTAATTTGCATATCATTCCTAATGGTTCAAAGTTTCATAATTTTACAATTCAGGATTACTTAGAAGCATCTGAGGATCTTGATTATTATAATGTTCAGTTTCGTGCTGATAACATGACTATTACTAGAATAGCATAACTTTAAACAATAGCCCTTTGATTAGGGTTATTGCTTAGGGTTATACCTAAGAGAAAGCAAAGGAGCAAACAATGAAATACAATACTAGTGCAATGGGGTACGACATTCAGGTATTAGAATTATTTGATGACGAGTCGTCTTCCATACCAACAAGATACAGAATAACAGCAGAGGATGATTTGCATTGGTTTATTCAGTATTACGACATTAAAAAAGAGGACTACAGTCATTCAAACATGAGTGATTACATTCAAACATTTAAGCAATGGGTCACTAAAGAAGAGAGGAAACTATAATGAGTAATGAATTTGAAGTGCATAATTTTTATAATCATACGATAGAAGAATTAAAGCAATTAGAAGAAGAATTTAATTATCTTTTAAATTCTGCAATCGATTATAAAAGAGCTGTTGAAGGAATAAAGACAGCTAAATCTTTGAAAGATTGGGAAGAAAAATTTTTACCAATCGAGGATGACTATGCCTATGAACAAGCAATAGAACATTTTAAGAAAGAGAGGTAAATAATAATGTATCAGAAACCTAAATTTGAAATCGTTCT